CGAGTTCCTTAGACCGGGACTCTTGGGCCACGAATCTTTCTATACATTCCAAGGCAGATACGCCGTTGTGCAACGCCGCACCATGGGTGCACATTCGTTTCAACAGGTCGTCGGCTACAAGAACCTCGATGAACTGACAGAAAAGATCGACCAGTTTTCTTTCCGTGTATTAAAGAAGGACTGTCTGGATCTACCCGAGAAAGTCTACACCGCCAGGTACGTCACACTGACGGATGAACAGATTAAGATGTACATGGAACTACAGCAACTAGCTATGCTGATGTTCGAAGACGGCGAGATAGTGTCTGCACCTGCCGTGATTACCCAGATGTTACGCATCCAACAGGTCATGTCTGGACATATCAAGACGGACGACGGTGAAATGAAATACTTTCCGTCACGCCGGATGGATGCACTCAAAGAAATCATGGACGAGCACGACGGCAAGGCAATCATCTGGTCACGATTCCGTTACGACATCATCAAGATCACGGAGATGTTGAACAAAGAGTACGGAGAAGGTTCAGCTGCGGCATACTACGGTGACACGACAGACGATGAACGCAATCAGATTGTCCAAGACTTTCAGAACGGATCCAAGCTACGGTTCTTTGTAGGCAATCCTGCCACCGCCGGATACGGATTGACTTTGACTGAGGCAAACCTCGTGGTATATTATGCCAATGACTTTAACCTGGAGACACGAATCCAATCTGAGGATCGAGCACACCGCATTGGTCAAAAGAATAACGTGACATACATAGATCTGATATCCGAAGGTACGATTGACGAGAAGATTGTTGAAGCTCTTCGCAACAAGATCGACATCGGAGCCAGAGTATTAGGAGAAGAAGCAAGAGAATGGCTGACGTTGACCCCAAAAAGATAACCAAACTTATGGAAGAACGTGCAACTGGATACGCTTCCCGAGAGACAGCAGCTAAAGAATTATCTGAAATGACAGGACTGAGCTACGATGTAGCCAAAGCATTCTGTTCCAACCTCAAACCCAGAGGCTCCGCAGGCATAGCCGAAGTACGCGGATATAAAAAAGGGGAATGGCCTAAGAAAAAGTAAGGGGACGTATGGAGCAACGTCCCCTAGTTTGAGGCGAAGACCACAGGCATGGTCTCCATCGAGCAGTAGTTGTACCTAAACTGTAACAGGTTCCTTCTGATTTGCATACTCTTTTCTAATGATGACCGACAACTGTCGTGTCATTGTCCGCTGATCCGCATCAGCTAACTCCCGCAAACGATCATGATCCTCTGGTAACAAGGCCACGTTGCGGAACTTTGGCTCTTCTTTCTTCTTCGCCATGATAGTCTCCTTTTACTTGTAGTCTCGTTATATATTAGTTGTCGGTGGAAAGCAATATGTATGCATCCGTTTTAAAAAATAATTGTTTGTTGGACTCAAGCGTTGCCAAAACATCGTCATACTCTTCTTCCAACTCTTGCGCCACTTCGGAGGCAGTGAATGCTATGTCAGGATCGGAACCCTGCATCCATTTTACAATCCGATTGGTCAACGCATCTGACTTAACATGCGTCAGGTCCAGATCAACTTCCACTGGTTCCACACGCATGGCTCTCCACGGGATTGCGTCCCGTTTGTCTGGGTAATTCGGTAGTAAAAACGCACCATAAATGTCTCCAGGTTGCACATCCATTGTGTCAACCAACCTTTTATTCATGAACACCTGCTCTCCATCCGGCGTCACTGCGAACCCACTGCCTGTTTCGGTAATGTATTCCACCATGATCTGTTGTCTGCGCGTGTTGTCGATATTAAAAACGTGGCTCATAGATTTCTCCTTTCTCTTGTTTGTCTTTGTAATGATTGAGTTGTTGAACTAGACCCTCGATCCTGGGATCTGTGTGGTCTTCCCATTCAATATCGTCGATCTGTTTCTGTAGTCCTTTGATTAAATCACTTATTAAGTCTAGGTTTTTCATCCCTCGGTAGCCCGTACTTTCTTATCATGTTTTCTATTTCCGATTGAGCAATCTCAAGTGAGTCCGATATCTCGGGCACACCCATCTTATGCTTCAAAAGATTATTAACCGTGCGCCCCAATGCATTGAGCGGACGACTCTCTGGTTGAATTTGTTTCTTCCGTTCTTCTGGTAGCTTCAACATCACTCTTGGATTGACCGCTGCGTCCACCTTACATTGTGCTATCCACGCTTTTCGATACGCATCTTCATACCGAATGCGATCCTCATCGGTGTCGTACACCTTGCCTTTTACATAATTCATATTTTAATTCCTACCTTTCTCAGATCTCTGACAAAATTTTTGAGTTCTTGCTGCGCCCTCCACAGATCCTGTTGCACGTTCGGATGACTATCCGTGCGCCCCAGTTCGTTTGAGAGTCTATCGACTTGCTGCTTTAAAAATCTGTACTCAGATTGTTGTGCGGGGTTTAATGATTCATCACCCATCTGGACGCAACCTCGGTTTGACATCAAGTTCTTTTACACCTGACACAAACGGTGTGCGTTTGCAGTACATCATGATCTCCCTGCCGTAGGTATCAGCGAGGATGTCATAGAGATTATCCATGACACCGTCGCCCATAGCATCGTAACAAGCTTCCTCACTCGGGAAGATAACAGACGTAGCTACGTCTTGGTCTTCAACCACGTACTCAATAACGAGTAACGTGTAGAAAAGTTTAAACATCCTTGACCACCTCCCACACGCCCTCTGCGCCTGCGTCTATATTAGTGTCCCGAATCAAACCTTTTTTGTGTAGCTGCGAAAGATTATTTCGCACAATCGATAGCTTCAAACCCATCCGGTCTGCGAGTTGCCGAGCGGTTCCTGGGCCTCGATCGAGTTCAGCCAAGACTTGCTCCTTCCGAGTAAGTGCCTTGTTACTTTGACGCTTGCTAGTTAGCTTCTTCCAAAATTCTTTGATCATCTTCTACTCCTCTCAATGCTTGAGTGATTTCTTCTAATGGTGTTAAGTCTAACCCAAAACTTTCCGCACATCCACGATAACGTGAAAGCCACGCAGCCATCGACGTTGCGGCCTGTCTTCTGAGTTCTTGTTGATCGTTCTCATTGTCAGGATCAAAAGCCACATAACCACCACCGTTCTTTCTGTTCTCTCTCGGAGAGATCAACGCAGGATATTCCCTGGTCTTTATTATAATCGGAAGTTGTTCTTGTTCTTGTGATTCTTTAATCACGATCCTTAGTCCACTTGCCATCTGACGAGCCAAACCAATTCGGTATTGTCTCGCAGCTTCCATGTCATCCATACCATAAAACCATTCGTAAGCCTCATGATCAGGTTGTCCACCCAACCAATCCACAAACTCATGTGGTATAAACATATTGCGACCTGACGCCGCTAAGTATTCGTCAATAATTCTTTGACGTTCTTTCTTTGGAAAACCAGCCATATTTTTTCTCCTTCTATTAGCTGTTAATTGACCGCCGTGCCTTGCCGGACCTAGGCATACCAAAACCCATGCGCCGCGCCGCGACCGCCATACCATGACGCACCGAACCGACCATACCGATCCGTACTCCATCAAACCAAGACCGCCGTGCCTAACCGCACCGGAACGTACCGTGACACAACATGATGAACCACACCTCGACCGCCGTGCCTTGACCAACCGCGAAACAACATACGATGCCCCACCATACCGTGACCGCCGTGCCGAAACGGAACTGACCTTGCCCGACCCCGCCGTGCCTTGACCGACATGACATACCGCAGCGAAACGCACCCAACCGGGACGAACCTAGACCGCCTTACCACAACTTGCCCAACCGAACCTTATGCGACCCAACCGAACCGCGACATGACCGCCGTACCTAAACCGCGCCCCGCCTTAACGTACCCGGCCTTACCCAGACGTACCCGACCCAGACACAACGCGACTGACCCCGACTTGACCGCCTCACCACAATCCGCCTCACCATTCCGTGCCCGACCTCACCATTCTGTGACCGTATAACCTTGACCAAAATATTAGATCAGGGGGCGGAGATTCAAAAGCCCCCCTCTAACTGCTGCGGTTAAGGCACTCACAGCTTGCCGCCAACATCGGTGTAACTGAATAAACCACCTCCTGCCAGTTGGTCACGGCTGTATCTCTGAATGGATGGGGGCACTCAGCCCCCGATCCTTTTTTATTTTATTCCGCAGCTATGAGAGTAACGTCTCTTCGTGCTCGTTCCTCGTCCAAGAACTGCATCAACTCATTGGTCTGCTCGTCAGCATACACTGGGTTGTCCAATGCC